TTCTACAGCTATACCTACAGCCGCTGTACTTGATGGGGTATTGGCTTGCCATTGAATATCGGTTGCCCCAGAATAAGCACGAGGCGCTACTCTTACCGATGAATATTGATTACCAAATGGGGCTTGCAGTAAAATGGTTACTAAACCAGCGCTATTTTTTGTATATACACGATAGGTACAATATGAACTAGACAAATTTCCAACTTGGTTAGTATAAGCATTTACCCTAGTTAAATAAAAGGTATAACCATTAGGAACGGTGTAAATATTAGCTTGACTTTTACCGTTTCCAGCTAAAATTTTGGCGTATGTTATTGATTTACCTACGTTAGATAAAGATATATCCCCTACAGCATTATTAGTTCCTGTAGTTGTAATGGAATTCATTCTTAAATAAGTACCAACAGTTGTTACACCTGAAGTACCTGTACATACTAAAGTTTCAGAAGCTAGATTATAACTTGCATCTAAACCACTAATTAATATAGAAACAGCGGTATCTGAAGCTGATGAACTATACAAAACCATTGGTATGGCTGATGGCGGATAGGTATATGCAGTAGCGTTTTCCCAAATAGGAATAAATGTTGTACCTACTGAACTTTGGTATCCATAAATATTAACTACCGAAGTTCCTGAAACAAGTCCACGTGATACTTGTAAATACGGTGGAAGTGCGTATGGAGATTCTGTATTAGAAATAACATAGCTTGGATTGCTGATACTGGTTCCTGTTGATGATGTAGTCACAAGTTGTCCTATAGCGCTGTCAATTTGGTTAAAGTAAAGGCGTAATATATTTTCAAATTGATTCTGGAATGTAGAATCGTATTGCTGTGGTGCAACAGGAAGATTGGGGGCTTTAGACGGTCTAATATTAGTGACGTTGCTCATCTTCTGCCATCCTGTTTAACGTCAAATCGAGGTGTGCCTAATTGCCAAGCAACACCGAGGGTATTAGAATAAATCTTAAACGACATCTGGCGCCCACGTAGGCGTGTATAAACTTGACCTGTAAACTGTTGAACAGTATATTCTTGGGGCGTCGGCGACGCATAAGTTTGGGTGCTTATAACAGGGTTTAAGTCTGATGTGCCATAAGCTGTACCTGAGTTTTGACGTGGTAATAATTGAATAGTTACCTGTGGGTTGGCAACGTTTGAGCCATTAAAGTTTACGTCAGGCAACATTCTCCATACAAACCCATAGTGCTGACCTGCTATATTATCTTGCGTTTGAACACCAAAATCTGAAGACTGAATATAGGCATAAATAGGTTGTGGGCTAGATGTAGAAACGTCATCTACTCCACTTTCATGGTAAAGCAATCTTCTATTGTAGTCGGCAGCGACTGGATTTGATTGGATATTAGTTTGTAGCCAAGCTGTTCTGGCCATGCTTCCATAAGTCCAAACATTATCTAAATAGTTATAAATAACGTATTTATCTATCGAATTACTACTGCTTTCATTACTAACATAAAACCACCAGACCTCATTAAAGCCTTCATTAGCCCCAGCAAATACTTGGAAAGATTGATTTAAATTAATATCATCAAATATATATTGGCGCAATGAGCAAGGCAAAGTATGCACTATACCATCATACATATAGAACTTACTTGTACCCATCCAAAATGTTCTGTTATTAACCGTAACCATACAGTTAGGCGATATAACAGAAATGTTGTCCATTAAAAGTTGGAAACTCCAAACATACGGATACCCAATATACTGCATAGAATATAGCGCAGTATTAGTCCAAACTAAAATTTCTTGCCGAGTAGCTCGGGCGCCCATAATATATGAGCCATTACTTAATGCAAATTCACCAGATTGATTCGTTACTTGCGGAACCCATTGATAAGCATTTGCTTGATCCGACCAACGTACAAGCATAGGATTGAAGGTAGCTGAGTAAGTTCCACCATTATAAGAGTTAGCGCCAAAAGCAATAACGAATTCTTGAATCGCTGATGTAATAACTTGATTGGTTGTAGTTGGGACATATTTGCCTGAATAAGAAAAAGTTAAATTAGTTCCTGCCGAAGAGGCAATGGTATTAGCGGTTAACGAAACGGTTGTATTTCCAATTACATAAGTTGAAGCTACTTGGGTTCCGGTAGCTATCCCCGTTCCAGTTACATAAGCGTAAGGATAAATACCCGTCGGCGATGATACTACAACAGAGCCAGCACCGCTAGCAAAAGAGACGCTTTGAACTGTACTTGCTGCAGAATTAGCTAAACTAGATAAACTAACCGCCCTTGTTCCTACGCCATTTGCATCTTGCCAGTAATAGATTCCACCATTACGAGGAGCTAAAACTAAATCCTGACCAAAGTTATCGTTTGTCCATAGGCGAAGTTGTTGTCCAATACCAGAAGAATAACTAGACCCCCAAGTTCCACGACTCCAAGGCCCTGCCCCCCATCCGGTACCGACGGAATAGATATTTAACCCTGTTGGATATTCGTACTGAATAATTGCGCCTGTGCCGCCTGTAGTTGTAGACGATGCTGCAGAAGCTGTAACAATAGTATAAGTTGTAGTTGATGGCACGCTAGTAACTATATATTCTCCACTAATTACCACACCGCCGACTGTAACGGCGCTTGAAAAAAGAAGGTAATCGCCGACTGACGGGTTATATGCTGTGTCAGTAATAGTAACTAAAGTAGAACTTGCGGTTGATGCTATAGGGTTTGTACCTAAAGTACTTGTATAGTAAATAGGAGTAATATCATTGTACGTGCCACCATTATAAATATAATACTTAGACGTAGTACCAACACCGATAAAGTTATTACCTGATAAGTCTACCCAATTCCACAGTGAACGGCAATAGCCTAAAAATGTACTTGGGCTTACTTGGGTCCAGCCACCAATTTTTTCTGGTAGCCCAGAACGAAAACGAATCTTATCCCCGTCATACCAACCACCTTCATTGGAATAACTTGTACCTTCTCGGTTAAGGCCAGGTTTAAGAGTTAGTTTTTGTAGCGGCATATTACCCTAGTATTTCTTTAGCTTTAGTTATTTTAACAATGCGGTCATCTAAACCTAGGGTTCCACCGTTAATACGCTTAGTCATTTGACCATATTCTTGAGCATCTGCCAAATCGTTAAGGCCAAGTTTGTTCCAGAACCAACCGGCAGACAAACTAGCATAATAAGGCTCAACCAAAAGCTGTGGTTTATTAACAAAATCAAAGCCAATTGCTTTTCCACATCTGTCATAATTTTCTTTACCTGTCAACTGAATTAAGCCTCTTCCAAAATAAAGAGCACCCTCGCCAGATTCTTCGTCTCCGTTACCTAAACGCCCAGCATAAACTTTGTTTGCAATCTTTTCTGGATTATTAGCATATTTTTCAGCCACATCAATAGTAGGAAATCTTGAGGGCCATGTACGCATAAGTCCATCGGTAGAGTAATGAAGGTTCTCTTCCAGAGTTCTGAAGTTGTTTGATTCATGTTGGCATTGTCCTATAAATGAAGCTTGGCGTTGAGTAGTATTAATATTATACCGAGCAAACATATCGATTAGTGGGGTATACCATTTTTCTGGGGCAATACCAAGTTGTGTTAGTTGTTCTGGAGTCATTTGTTTATGGGAGTAGATTGATGTAACATTGAGTCTTTATTTTCGCTGCTGGCAGAAGACCCAAAATAAAATGCAATAATGCCTGTCCAAGCAGTACCAAGACTACCTAACATAATCATTACCTCATCTGACCGTTGCGCAAAGCCAAACATAAGGGCAACTAAAATACCAAAGAAACCGATTGTGACTAAAATAGCTAATACTGGCGGAACATAGGATTTTGTTGTTGATTGCATATCCCGTGCAGAAGACCGATCTTGAACTGCTAATTGCTCAAAATCTAAGCCTAAGCGTTGCGCATGGTCTTTTAATTCTAGCTCTGCTTGTTTGACGGCAGCAATCTGGTCGGCGCTGAGTTTTCCGTCATCAATAGTATCTTGTACTTTACTCTCATCTATTCCCAGCGCTTTAGATACTGCCGTAACGGCCAAGCCAGCAAGAGGGCCACCAAGGCAAGTAGCAATAGTAGGTGCAATTTGTTCAAGCCATCCCATAACATTTTATCCTTTAATACCCCATGTTAAATACCATGCAATTAATGCTGCTAATGCAAAGCAATAAAATTGCACTCTACGAACTTCTTTTAAATCATGCTGGAAAGCTTCATTAGCCTTGCGTTCCATGTTCTCAATATCTAACTTAATCTTTAATAATGCTTCCCATTCTTTTGCACCATACTTCTTAACAAAATCTATTTTTAACTTTGCTTCCTGATCACTAATTTGTTTTTTCTTGTTCCAATCTTCCAACGCTTTAATCAATGCTGTTTGCTTTTTAAACTCTGCTTCCCGTAATGCTCTTCGTCTTTCATTTGCCTTTTGCTGCGCTACATCTATACCGTCTTGCTGAATACCCTCAATACTTTTAGATAGCCCTTTACTAGCCTCCCGACTTGCATCTAGGCTTCCGCTAAGAGCTTTTGCTCCTTCGGTTATACCAAACGGATCTGCCATGATTCACTTTTATTCGACCTCGTTAATCGTTGCTGTTGATGTGTCTCTATCTAATGTTAAATATCCATAACAAACTACATTCCAATCCCCACCACTAGGGTCAATTTCGCTATAGGAAGGCACATTTAATTTAAAGTGTTTTAATAAATATTCTTTATCATTTTCAAATACACGCCAAACATGGTCAATAGTTCCACGACCTTCTATGCCTCGTGTTTTGTTAAAACGAATACGGTATTTGTTCATTAAATATATTTACCACCAGCCCAAGCATTAAAAAATACTGTCCCGTCTTCTAATGCTTCAATTTCGTGCCATTCATTAGCAACTAAACTTACAGGCTGGCTTAATGGAGTAAGAATATGCTCTTTACCTTCTTTGCGAACTATGCAAGAACCAGCACAACAAACAGTAGCATGAGAAAATAAATGGCTATGCTTAGATAAGCCTTCCCCTTTATTAACGTGCCAAATTGCTATTGATCCAGCATCATATTCAAAAGAATGAGTAGGGACTTTATCTATTGTCATTAAATCACCGTTGTACCAGTTGATGTAGGTTGATTTTGGGCTGCTCTAGCTGCTGCTTCTGCTTCTGCTGCTTGGTTTGCTGCAATTTGATTGTTATATACAGTTACGCAGTTATTAGCCCAATCAGGTAAAACATTAATAACTTCATTAGCTGGTTTTGTAAAATCAGAATTATCTTTAAATTCAATCCAACCAAGATTTACTTTCCATTGTAATGCGTGAACATTTGATGGAATTCCAGTAGTAGATAAATCTAATCCTGCCAAAGCCATGCCATCTACATAAACTGCATTATCTTCATTAATAATAGTTAAATTCATTTGTTACTCCCAATATATTTAGGTTCGTCAATAATATGTGCTGCTTTTGCAGTTTCAAGTAAAATCTGCCTTGATGCTTCATTAGATTTAACCATTTCGTTTCTAAAACTTTCTACTGCTGCACCTGTATGTCTTTGTTGTTGGCTATTTTCAATCATCATTACGGGCATCCAAGCTATTGCACATCCCCATTCGTTCATATCTGTGCCAGTTTGTGGATGCTTGCCTTTTACTTCAATAAACCATGAGCAATCCCATAGTTTACAAGGCTCAAACCCATTTAAAGGGCAGTTTGATTTAGATTCTAGTTTCACTATTTTCCTTTTAGTTTTTAGTTGCAATAATATGATCTACATACTGAACTGCTAATGTTACTGCGGAAGATGATGCTGAACCTGAAATAGAGTGAGTGTGTGAACCACCGCCACCTGTACTTACTACATAACCAGCCTTATTACCGCTATTGGTATTACTTGTATAAGCAAGACAACCAAGTGCAGTACACGCAAAATTTGTAGCATTGACAAAACATTGAGTTGCACCAGCAGTTTTATAATTTAAATTATGGCTATGACTAGGCATCTGTGGAGTAGAAAGCGTAGTTGCTCCAGCACTCAATCCTGATACGTTAATAGTTGGTGTTTGGTTTGCAAAACAAGTGCTAAATGAAGATGATCCACCAGTAGAAGCCGTTCCATTGACAATACGAATAGCATAATCGTTATATGTAGTAGATTTAGTCCAACCAGTAGGCGCAGCGGTTTGCTGAAATAACATTGCTGTACCAGCAGGAAAAAAATATGCACCCGTGGTTTGCGTAGTTGCATCGCTAAAGGTTAGGGTTGTACCCGAAGTTGTAATTGTCATGTATTGCTCCTAAAATTAAGGTGTACCGCCAGCACTTACAGTACCAAGCACTATTAAGTTACCAGAAGAATCTAATGATGCTACGTTTGTACCATTGTAATTAAAATAAAGTTTTGTTCCAGTAGGTGTTACATTCCAACCGCCAGTATTAGCAATAGAAGTTGCTACTGAAAGATTTACTTGGACCATTGCACTACCTGTGCAATAAGCAAAAACTGTTTGACCGTTTGGAATAGTTAAAGAAGAACCACCCAAAGGTTTAAAGTAGGCACTTGCGCTAGAATTAAGGCTATTAGTAATTACATACAATTTTTGAACTGCTGGACAAATAACATTATAAGTAGCATTTTGATTGCCTGTAATAACGACTACAGCATTTCTGGCCTCATCAGATGTGCCGTTATAATTTGATAATGTGTAGTCAGCATTAGCCATTGTTATGGTTGTTTGACCCACAATAGCTTGCTCTAACAACGTGCCTAAGTTATTATTGGTTGTGGTTCCCCATGTACCGGACTGGTCGCCGTTACCAATAAGTTCTAGTTTTAAGCTAGTTGAGTACGTAGAAGACATATTTTTCCTTACTGACTATTATTAATTTGGACCCAATTTGGGGTTTGTGAGTCATCCAAACTTACCCAAGTAATAGTCTGATTATCGTTAATTATAAACCAACCACGCCCATATTGGCTATCTCTTATAATGTTACTTTCGTTAATAGAAGATATAAAAGAAGCTATTACTGATGGTAAATCAGCACTATTGATGTTTTCAGATGCAGAGCTTATAAACGCTGCAACAACTGTTTTATTATCCACAATGGTTGAATTTTCGACAACTGAAACATTCCAGCCACCAATTTGACTATTAGCTATTGTGCTACCTTCAGATACCGATACTGCATAAGTTGGCAATCCTAATGGACTATCTGATATTGAAGATATTGCTTCTAGAATACTAACTGGAAATGATGCTGCTTGGATTGAACTATCAGTAAAGCTAGATATATTTTCTACTACAGCAAATACAAAAGTACCAAATCCAGTAGGTGAATCGGCTAGTCCAGAATTTTCTGTGATAACCACATTCCAACCACTACCTATCGAATCATTTAATGTATTTGATTCTGATATGGAACTTGCAAAATTAGCAATAACAGTTGGAACATCTGCAGGATTAATAGATTCTGAAATAGAACTTACAAAATTAGCCAATCCTGCATTAACATCATTTGCTGTTAAATTTTCTGTAACTGATCCCAAAGCTGTATAAGCAGGAATATCTGCCATAGCAGAAATTGCTTCAGAAATAACAGTAATAAATGTTGCAACAACTACCTCAGCATCTGTTTCTGAAATAATAGACTCTGATATATCTCCTGTATAAACATTAGAAAATGCTGCAAAAGGTGCTTGAGATAAAGTATTTAACCCAAACATTTTTAGGCCTTATTAACTTTTGTTTTTAATTCTTTTATTTCTAACGATAATTCTTTTACAGCTTCAATTAATAAACCTACCATGTTGCCATAAGCTACAGACTTGTAACCTTCTGGGTCTTCGTGTACCAACATTGGTAAAACTTTTTCCACTTCCTGTGCAACCACACCAATTTCTGGCCTGTCATTACGCAAATAAGATACACCTCTTAATTTTTCTACAATTTGCGTAGCGTTTGTCAAAGTTTGAATGTTTGATTTTAAACGCTCATCTGAACTGGACACCATAGATACAGCGGTCAAAGCACCAGTAGAAGCATTATAAGAAACAGCATTAGTAACAGATACTGAAGCAATAGTTTGCGCTCCAGATGTAGCAGATGATCCAACTACATAATATGTAGCATTTGTAGTTGTTGGAGTTACTGTTGCTCCAGCTGGTTGAGATGCAATTGAAGCTGGGTAATCACACCAAACTGTAACCGTACCAGAAAAAGTAACTGCAGAACCAGAGTTAGATGATGAATAAATAGTAGTACGAGTTAAAAGCGTGGACGAAGTTAATGTACCAAGACCTACTTCCCAGTTGGTTCCATCCGATGCAGCATAGTAAAGCGTATTACCAGTAGTAATTGCTGTAAAAGCCTGGTAGCCAATAACCGTACCAGTTAGCGTAAAACTAACTGTGGTATTGGCTGTACCAGTCTGTAAAACACGATCAGCTAACTGTAAAGCCATAATTGGCTCCTAATTAAGACGTTGCTGTGGTCGTATAAGTAACCGCTAAAGAATCACCATTGGCAACAATTTTGCTACCGCCAGTAAAGCTTCCTGCGCTATATAAAATACCAGTTGTTGAATCTTTGGTAGCTGAAGCAGATGCACCAGAGTTAATAAAACAACCAAATACAGTACCACCGCTAGTCATTGAAAATGTCAATGCAGAAGCGGCTTTAGAAACAATATTGCTTGGTGATGCTGAACCATTGTTAGTTGCAGCAGACCAGCTAGGTGATTGGCGACTACCTGTATAAGCAGGAGCATTTGTGCCGCCTACTTCAATCCAACCAGTATGTGAGCTGATAGTATCAGACTGTACATAGTTAGCGGTTGCAGAAGCGCTACCTACCAATCCAAGATAGTTAGCACCAGAAGCAGTACCACCACCAGTACCAGTTGCGCCAAAGTAATAGTCAAATAAAGCCTGTTTACCAACAGCATTAACTAAGTTGGGAGCAATATCTTCCCACTTTAGGTTTCCTTCGCTGTCAAAACACTTAACATCATAGAATCCTTGGATTCCTAAAGTTTCCTGACCATCGCTTGCACGGGTAACGGAAGCAACGCTGCTGTCGCCAAAATTTGATAATTCTTTACTCATATAAACTCCTTAACTAATTCTAATAATGGCAGTTGAAGAACCCGCCGTTGGGAAAGTAACTACAAACGTGCTAGTTGCTGTTTTATCAGCACCAAAGTCAAGCACAGCTACAGCTGCTCCAGTAGTGCTATTATAGATTAAAGCACCTCTACATGTAAAAGATGCGGGGTTCCATGTGACGTTATTAAATGATATCCACGCCACGTTATTTGTTGTATCACCAGTCGGCGGATTAGCTATAGTTAGCGTTTTGCCCCCTGCCGTATACCCCGTTCCAACCACTTCATTTGAAGTAGAAGCGTAAGTAGTTGTAGAGTTATTTAAAGTAGCTGAGGCTGTATACAGCGCTATTTTGTAAGTATAGGACGTTCCAGCAGCAAAGTTTTCCAACCCGCTTAATACGTTAACTTTAAATGCTGTTGTTTGGCCTTGAACTATTGTCATGTTTTAACCATAAGTTTAGTTTGGCCATCACGATAAGCATCACCACGCTCAAGGCCATCCCCAAGTCGTTTCATTTCCGCCATAGCTTCTTGGTATTTATCTTCGTAATATTTAACTATATCGGCTTCTTGCTTTTGAAATAGTACAGCTTCACGCATTGCGGCATAAAATAGCACTGGATCGTAGTTATCGCCAAGCCAGCTTTGCCCGTTAGCATTACCAATAGTTGCAACCCCAATAGAAAAACCGGAGCCTGTGCCGCCAATAGATGACGTGGCAACGCTTAAAATATCTCCAACCTGGTAAAAATTTCCGCCATTTTGTAAAGTAACAATAGATACGTTACCGCTAGAATTAACCAAAATATCACACGTAGCCCCTGACCCAGATCCACCAGTAAAGGAAATGTTTTGATATAAACCAGGGGTATATAACGTTCCGCCAGTTAGTGTAGCATTTAGCGTAGTAATTAAACCTTGCACGATTGAAGGTGGGTAATAAAAATAGTGTAACTCTGTGCTATAGCTTGAGTCAGGTGTAGGGCCAACAATTGCAGTTAATTCGTTAATATTGGCCGTAGCAGAACCAAAAATAGCGTAATACTTAGGTAAAGTCCAGTTTGCTGAACTATTATTAGGATATGCTTCTCGTATAAAGTTAACGTCTTTATTAAGTAAATAGGTGTAATTACCGCTGCTATCTATTACTGCAATAGAATATGTTTCTAACCAGTCAAACGGCAAAGTTAAATACTGATTTCCAGCAGAAAAGGTTCCTAATACATTTTTACGTAGCGATGGGATTTGAACGTTGTTATATATACGTGTTTCAGCCTGCTGTACAAATACAGGAATACTAGATACGAAAAGAGTTTCTGTGCTCTCGGCGTAATTCTGAATGTTGTTATATAACTGCTCGTAATTCATCCGGGTTTACCCTATTAAGCCATTGGCCCACGTGCTTTGCGGCCTTTTTCAGCAGCACCATTACCACGAGTTTCAATACCATCTTCTTTAATAGTATTAAAGTGACCAATACTTACACCGCCATTTAATGGAGTCCAGCCCATACGGGTCGGCATTTCTATTTCAAAACCGATATCGGCTTGAGTTAGCGTTTTACCATCCATCTTATGCGGCCGGGCATATTCTTCAGCATAGCCATTGGTTCTACCCATTTGGTCACCAGTTAAAATAGACGGACTATCTTTTTTAGTTGGTTTTACATTCTTTGCAGTTGCCATATTAACGACCTCTTGAAGAAGATTTTTGATTAGCTACACGAGCCATGTTACGACCCATAGATTTCATAGCCGTGCCGGTTACACCGCCTTTAGCCATTTTTTTAACTTTGTCTAAACCGCCTTTTTTTAGTTTGAGTTTAGTTCCTACTCCGCCTTGATGCTCTTGTTTATCATGCTCTTTAAAAGCTTTTTTAATTTCTTTATCAGCCATAGCTTTGTCTTGCTTCATGTCTTCTTTACTTGTTTCCATCTTTGCCATTTTTTACTCCTAAGTTGTTGATATTGTTACTGTCCCTACTTGGGTCGTTGCTACTAAATAATTAAGTGTTAACGCAGCATCAAAACTACTGGCACCGCCAACTGGGGCCCAACCCCATTGAAACACTCGACTACCACCAGAAATGTTACCTAGTATGTCTAAACCTGAGGCAACATAACTATTATCTGGTCTTGGTTCCCGTACTGCTTGTGGGTCATTGACCGGGTACATACCTAATTGTAACTGAGGTTGGTCGGGGTCCCAACAACTAGGGCATACTTTAATCTGATACAGCTTAGTCTTAATTACTTCTTTTTTTAACTCCGATAGCTTATAGCGCCCGCCACACCGATCACATTCGGCAATTGCATATTTACCTGATGAATACTTTGATGGCATAAGTCACCTAGTAAAACATTTGGCGTGGTACAAATCTATCAGACGCTTTTTCTCTATCCTCTTGCGATGCTAATAACCATTGTTGTTCGTAGTCGGCTTTTAACCCCATAACTCTATCGGCTGGTACTTCTGGGCGTTTTACAGCAACCATATAAGCAATCCCTGCAACTAAGCAAGGAATTAAACGAAACGGAATATCCTCGATGTTAGGGCCATTACCAGCATCTTGCAATCTACGTAAACGCCAATATATAAAGGTATAAGGGCCAGCGCCGTCACCAGTAGGCCATACGTTAATGTTAGGGAGCTTTTGTACGATAATAGAAGCCCCATCGCTATGAGCTGCCGCAGTTGTGTTAGCTTGACCTCTAAAGCAATTAAGTAGTACATTACCAGAAACGTTTTGATACGAAATAATTTCGCTATCTATTTGTATAAAGCCTGTAGTTGCTAAACTAGCTGTAGAACTTAATACTAAAGATGTAGCTGATGATGTTGTAGCCCCAACTAATGTAACTGAAGTCGTATTAGATTGGCCTGTTTGACGGTCTATCCAAACTTGAATTGGTCGGCCTTGTGCGTTCTTAGTCGGTATTGTTGAATAAGTAGACTCAGAAATGCGGGTGATATTAATATCTTGTTGATTCTGGCCAGTTCCGGTTCTAGTTACATGGTCTAACAAATCAATTGTATCAGTAGGCAAAGCATAAATAGCCTGCCCAGTGTTAATAGTAATTTGACCTTGCTCGATTGTCCATAGATTAATACCACGATTAGCCCACTCAATAGTTAAAAGATTAAGCGACCGGCGTGCAGTGCGCATATCATAGCCAGAACGCAACTGTAAACCGGCACGTTCATACGCTTCCTCAATTAATTCAGTAAGGTCAAGGTTAAACGTAGACGCACCGGAGGTATAGGCCATTATTTTTTCTTGGTAATTGTCTTTTTAGGACGAGTAGTGGCTTTAGCTACAGTGGGTTTTTTCCCCTGCTTTTTAACAGTTTCTTGCTCTGCAGGGAAAGGCCAACATTCGTTAACTACTTTGCCAACTTGCATGTCAATCTTAGGCATATAGCCTAATTTATCCATAATCCATGTAAATGTAAAGTTCACTTTTATGCGCCTTTAATAGCATCAATAATAGGTTTTGCAGCTACGTCAACTGCGTTAGAAATAACTTGCTCGGCAGCTTTGGCTACAGGTTTAGCAGCTTCTATAGATGCTTGGACGTGCTGTTCTAAAGTATCATGGATATGTATTAAAGACTGGTCTACAGCCCCGTAAGCTTGACGTGCATGATTAACTTGTGATTTAACGAGAGACAAAATACTGTCGGCATAATTTTCTAATGAGTGAAATAAATTCATTTTTTCTTCCTTGTTTTAGCAGACTCAATAAAGTCTTTTTTAGTAGGCGCACCCTTAGATCCAACAGGACGCATCTTTTCACCAGAGCCAGCTGCAATACGTGCTTGCTTCTTATGAATATTTTCATACAGCCCACCTTTAGCGTACATGTCTGCCGCAGTTAATGAACCGGGTTTGTTTAATAACTTTTTAGCCATGGCAGGGGCAGTGCCTCCAGCGGTAACAGAAACAGACTTAGGTCCAGCTTTTGACTTAGACTTTGATTTTGTTTCCCCGCCTTCAGCATACATGTCTACATCCTGCGGTTTGTCTTTCCGATGGATAACTTTTTTACCCGGCATTTTAGATGGGCTAATATCACCCATACCACGACTTGATCGCATTAGCCAACTACCTTCATAGAGCCAGTCTTACCACCGCCACACATAGATTTTACGTGCTCGTGGTGTAGTTTATGGCTAGCTTTGTGCTCAGCAACTTTATCTTGCTCATGCTTATGGCCGTGGCCGCTACCATAATGGTGTTTTACGTGGTCTACGTTATGTTTGTGTTCCATTTGCTTCTCCTTAAAGATACTTGCCACGGGTGTGGCCTTTTGATGCAATACCATCAGCACGACTAGAAGCAGAACCGCCGCTAGCCATTTTTTTTGTTTTACCACCTTTTTTCATACCAGTCGGCGCAGGCCCAGCCGCATTGCCCATTTGATCTACAGGGGCTGGGGGTTGGGCAGGCATAGCAGATTCCGCAGCAGTCGGTGCCCCTACAGAGCTTCTCATTTTATCCATGACTTCAGCATCGTGAATAGCGGAGCGAGCTTCCGTTTCTTTTTTAACTTTGGCTTCTTTTTCCCGAATCTTCTTCAGTTCTTCTTTAGATAAGGCCATAATTAAATTGTCTTCCCAGCCATTTTAGGCATCATTGCACGAGTTTTACCACGTTCGGCAATACCGTCGCCGTGTTTTTTAACGCCCGCAGTTTTTACTTTACCCATTGATTCGCCGTAAATAGTGCCGCCTTTAGCGTACTTTTTCATAAAACTTTTCATATTTTTTTCGGTTTCAATCGGTTCTTTAGGGCCGTCATCACCTAAGTTT